GTATTCTTATTTTTGATTTGAATGATGATGGATGGAATGTTATGCCCCGTAGGAGACATGAAGAAATTGAAAAAAAAGTTATGAATATTCTAAGAAATTTATATAAAGAAAAAGGTCAAGGTGTAAGAAATGCTCAACTAACAGGTGCTCTTACTGGATTACCTCATGGACCCGAAAGCAGAATTGCTAGTATGTTAAGTGGAATTGAAGGTAAAAATGCATATCAACAAGGAGACGAACTTAAGAGAGGAGCTGGTATTCAAGGACCTCATCCAAATAGAAAGAAATTTTCAGGTCGTCGCAAAACACTTCGGAGAAAGAACTTAAGGTCAAGTCGTAAGAGGTAAAAATACTATTCTACTGCGTTAAAATAATGGAGAATGAATGGATGAATATGTTCGTTGTTGGTCCAGCGCCAAACCGTGCTGTATTCATGAAGCCTGAATATAGAGAACTTGCAAAGACTAAAATAAATCAGTATTTTCCTGAACTATTTCCTAACGTTGAAATTCTAGTCAAAAAAGATAGGGGAACATTATTCAAAAGTGATAAAACACTTCTTCATTTTGAAAATCATGGTAGAGAAATTGAGCTAGAATTTTATCATTGGTTTCCTGAAAAGGGTAAATGGATGCACCATTACGAGGTTCTTCAGGAGACAGGAGATGAAGATACTTATATGGGAGATCCTAATGAAGAAGATATCATAGCTCTTTTAGGCGATATATATAGAAAAATCAAAGTTTCAGAATCATTAGAAACTTTTAATGTAAAGCGCTCAGAGATTGGATGGAGTGATCCAATTACTATGGATCCTATTCGTTCAGGTGATGAGATTATTCGAATTAATAAGGACAATCGGTTTATTTTTCAAAGGAAAGCTCTTGAAAGATCATGGCTTGGAAAAGAAAAGAAAAATCCATTAACAAATCAAGTAGTCACTCCTCGGCAAATAGAGAAGTTTACCGCAAACGTGACTGAAGATGCAGGTGCTGAACCAATGACGGGAGGTCGTAGAAAGCGTCGTCGTAAAACACTGCGGAGAAAGAACTTAAGGTCAAGTCGCAAGAATAAGTAAATGCCCCTTACTGAGCTTCCAAAGGCAGATGAGAATGGTCCAATTGATTACTTGGACGAAGACCCAGAGATTCCTACTCAAAAATATTGCGTTGTATCCTTCATCAGTCCTGAGAAGGTAATTAAGCAGAAACAGGAGTTCTTCTTTGAGAAGTTTATTGAATGGATGGATTACGAGTGGAAGGTTAAGGGACTTGAAAACTTCATGGCCTTTTTATCCAAGAAGTACTCCGTTAAGATTGATGATCTTTTGAAGGATGCAAATGACTACGTGAATGTGCGTAAGGAGGAAGTTAAGAAGACGGATATTCACGAGCAGTATCAGATCTTCTTGCTCAAGAACGAAAAAGAGCTTCAGGAGATGTACGATAACAAGGTGGAGTTCAGAACCAATATGCGTGGTGTTAAGGTTCGTCGTGCATTTGCAACGGTAGAAGAAACTCAGATGTTTGCTAAAGTTCTTCAACGTCGTTATCCAAAAGACAATTTGTATATCGGTAAGGTCGGTGCTTGGTTGCCTTGGGATCCATCGGAACACCTGATGCCCGAGGTTGAGTATGCTGAGAAGGAGTTGAATGAGCTTATGCGAAAATACAAGGAGAACGAGTCTAATAAGGAGTTGTTCTTTGCTGAGCAACGTGAGGAATCCATCAAGGCTCAAAAGGAGGAGAATGAAAGACGCAAGAAGGCCAATGCATTGGAGGCTGCTCAAGAGAAGAAGACTTTAGAGGATGGACTAGCAGATGCTTCTAAACCTATTCACCCTAGTGAAGGAGCATTGCGTGAATAAAGTCATACTTTAAATAAAAATGAGAACAAGGAAGTCAAGTAGAAGACAAAATGGTGGAGTACAACATTTTGGACAAAAATCAAACTATGAACTACTAGATGATGAACAAAAGGAATTGTTTAATAGAATGGATGCAAAATCTAAAAAGATGTGGCTTGATGCATCTCCAGAAGAAGCAGTACTAGTTAGACCTAGAAAAGCAATTGATTTTGAATTTAGAATGCCTCCACCAAGAAATGAAGAAGAACGTTTCATACGAGAATATGATGCAAGAAGAAAAGAAATTGAATCTCGTCCAAGAGTTCCAGGTGAACCAAGATATTTTGGACCATTTGTTTTCTCATTAAAAGGCGATCAAGATCCTAGAATTGATGAGAATAAAGAATATGAAAGAGTTAAAGCAGCAAATCCAGCCTATAAGGATCCATTTGAATTAAATGGAGTTGGAATACAAGACAGAAACCCTAATAATCCTCCAGCTTGGTTTAAGAGAGATGCACCTGTAAAAAATGACTATGATATGGATATTGATGAAGGAGGAAGACGTATGAGGCGGAGAAAAACTCTTCGTAGACGTTCAGTCCGACGTATGAAACGTAGAGTTTAGTATTTACGCCTTACGAGAATAACGACGTCTTAGTTTCTTAGCACGTCTGGTTCCACGACGACGACCTCCAAGTTTAGTGTTTGCAAGACCTGATACAAGTGCGTCTACATCAAAATCATCCTCTACAATTCCTTGAGATTGTGATTCTTCTTGTTTAAGTTCAGTTGCAATGGGTGCGCTAGCTTCAGGAATAGCTGCTTCACCCATAGCTGAATCTCCAAAGTCTAGAAGATTTACAGAACTTACAGTTCCATCTCTAGCAGTAGCTAATCCTGCTAGAAGTACAGCTTCTTCAGAATCCAAACCTGCTGATTTGAACGCTTGTCTCCAAACACGAGATGGAGAGGCAATTCGGTATGTAGCATTTTTTACAATTGAATCTTTAACTGCTTTTAGTTGATTTAACTCCAGTTCAATTTCATTGAGTGAAAACTCCTTTGAAAAAATGGTACGACGACCATTTTTTCGATCGAACTTAAGATCCGTCAAGCCTTGAAGTAATGGAGACGGATCACCCTTTTTAAAACTGAAAAGAATCACTGCCTTAGGCATTTATCTATTGAAAGTATTTTAATCACGACCACCTTCTTTTCTGACCCACACAGAAGGGGCGGCGTTCTTTTTACGCAGTGAAGAAGCGTTATACTCATCGGCGGCTAGCATAGCTGACTGGAAAGGTCGGTTATCAGCCCACAAAGACTGATCGCAAAGTCTGAACGGTGGGTGTTCAGATGCTTTATACCAAAATACTTGATCTTCTAACTTGTTTGAAGCAACATTGTTACAAATCACTAATCCTTCATAGTTTTCTGTGCACTGATCCATGAAATCACAGAACATTTCAAAGGTCGGAAACATACCTGCGTAATTCTCGTAAATTCTACGACGATTGCCTAGGATATTCTCACGAAGAATGAATACAAAATCTACGTTAGTTCTCAAGTTAGGCGTAATACCTAAAGGATACTGCATGGTAATAATCGTCATCATATCGAGGTGCCGACCGTTCATAAAGACAAACCGTGTAGACTCTTCATTAATCCATTCTTTTGCAGCATACAAACAGTCATCTAAAATCATGAACGCACGAGGGTCAAATGGAGATCCACTTGCTTTAGATTTCAAAAATCGCTGTTTGGCTGCAAACTGACGCTTGATAAAGTTCTGAACTTTTGTAGGTTCATATTTATCGTGAATCAACTTAGAGGGAACAAAGGATTGAAAATATTCATTCACAGCTTCAGTAGGAGAAATGACGAGACCAGCGGGAAAGCAGTCTTGGACGTTAAACAGTAAATCACGAGCCAAGAACGATTTACCTGTATCCTTCTTTCCAATGATCACGATCATAGGACTTTTACGAGAATCCATTCCACATCGGTCTTTGATCATATCCATGTTGAACTTTTTGAGCTGGAAATTCATCTTGTTCTCCCCGTCGTTTATTTTTTCACATTCATCACCGAGACATTTCATAATGGGAAAAGATTTGAAAACAACTCCCTTGACACTTAAACTTCAACGAATGCCGAAGTTAGATGGAACGCATTGGTCAATGAACTCTTTACAACCCTTTTTTCCATGTCTTGAAAAGCTCTTTAAGACGGATACGATTGCTGGAATTCATGAATATGGAGTTAAGCTTGGAAATCCGATTGAATCGATTATAGATGGTGATCATGTTAGAGTAGCAGGTCAGACGATTCCAGTTCATCGCAAGACGACGATGATTTTGTCACCTTTCAAGACGATGCGAGGAGATTATGGGTCTTTTGGAGTTCCTAAACGAACAGATGTAGCAGATGATATGCAAGAACGTATGCAAAGCCCTCATACAGCTGCATATGTAGGAGCAATTACATCGATTGCTTTATCTGAATCTGGATGTGAACATTTTCCTAAAGTCTATGGTGTCTATGTTGGTCTGTCAGACTCTCACACAATTGATATTTCAGATGACTATGAAGATTTAACTGAGAAATCTTGGTTTGCAGATAAAATTGGAAAGACCTTTGAACTTAAGCTTAGAACAGAAGGTCATGATGCTGAGTTCAGTCATACACGACGAGCCCGTATTCCTATGGAAACTGCAGATGAGATTCAATTGGATGATATTGAAGAGATGGATGTAGAGACAGTTTTGACTCCAGATGAAGAAGGTGAAGTTGAAGCCTATGATATGGCCTCTTCTGAATCTCCTGAGCAAGAAGATGATGAATCGGATGAAGACGATGTCTATGAAATTGAATCTTGTGGTTGTTCAGATCTATTTGATGAAGATGAAGATCAAGATAATGAAGACCCTGAACCCTTTGCATGGGCTACTTTCAAGAACGTTCCAGTAGTTACGACTGTGATGGAGCCTTGTGAAGGCACATTTTATGATCTTCTTAAAGAACACCCTGAATCCGAAAAACATGTTGCTTGGGTTTCACAAATTGTGTTTGCTTTAGCCTATGCTCAGCGTAACTTTGGATTCACTCACAATGATCTCCATGGAAACAATGTAATGTATGTAAAGACAACTCAGACCCATTTATTCTACCAGAATGGTTCTCAACCCTATAAAGTTCCAACGTTTGGATACCTTATCAAACTAATTGACTTTGACCGAGCGATTGTAAATGTTCGTTTGGCTGGATTAAAAGAGTCCAAGCTTTTTATGAGCAGTCAGTTTCAAGAAGATGAAGAAGCAGGAGGACAATACAACATGGAACCATTCTATAACAATAAACATCCTCACATCAGTGCATCTTCATCCTTTGATTTAGTTCGATTTGCTACGTCAGTCTTTTGGGATATGTTTCCCAAAGGACCGAAGGAGGAGACAGACCATCCATTATTTGGATTGTTTATGCAGTGGATGAAACAGACTGATGGAACTTCAGTCATGTTCCGTAAAAAGATGGATAATCATGATCGTTACCACGGATTTGATTTGTATAAGGCGATTGTGAGATATTGTGGAGATTCAGCTGTACCTAAGAAGGAAATTGGACGCATGACTCAGTATCGTGCTACACCTTCTGCAGCACAGTTAGGAGATGCATTAATTATTGAAGCTTAAAACTCTGGCTTACCAACAAACATTTCCTGAGCTGCAGATGCGGCAGACGTAACAGTTTCTACAACATCTGAACCTGCTTCAGTTCCTAATGAATACAACACACCGCTAGTTAGAACACCTGAACCAGCAACAATCTTACTTAGATCTGTGTAATCAACCGGCTGGGTTTTTGCACGGCGATCTAACACATACAACAAAGCAGCTACAATCATTACGGCACCTACAATCATCGCAAGAGTCTGGTATTCCATTTGATTTTCAATGTGGATTGCTTTGGGGATACTTAGACGCACCCAAAGGCTGCTCAAGCGCGCCCGTGCTTAAATATCCAACTTCACAACGCCTGTAGGTTCGGCGGCAGGTTCCTCTTCATCATCACTCAAGTCAAGCTTTATGTCTTCACCCATTGTCAGTCTTGGTCGCTCTTCTTCATCTTCATCATCTGTCTCAAACTCAACCGTTTCAGATTCACCAAAAGTTAATGCTGGTTTAGGGGGCTCAACAACTTCAGCTTTAGGAGGAATAGGTGTATCGGGTCTCTTGGGTTCAGGAGCAGCTTTTGCTTGAAAATAGGCCTTGCT